TTAGCTTGAGATGTAGCTTTCTTTGTAACACGCATTCCACCTCTACTTTCATGACCTGTTGGGTTTATATTAGCCACGGACCACCATATTTTTTACCCCATATTTAGGTTTAAAGAATGCATATGCTACGGCTTCATTGTTCCGACGCCTTGTATCAGGAACTTTATTCGCCCATTTTTCAGCTTCAGTTAATTCTTTGGGCTTACATTCCTGAGAACAATAATTCCGCAATCTAAAGCTTTTAGGTTTCTCAAATTCTTCTTTGCAAGTTATGCATATGCACCATACTTTTTCAGTCGGCTTTCTTGCGGGTTTCACAAAATGTTTTTCTTTACAGCCACGATTTTCATCTCGAATAGTATAATTAAAGCAATAGTGACAATATTCTTTGCCTTTTTCTGCAAATTTATCGCAACTTTTGCAAATGATTTGTCCGTTTTGTCCCATTTTTCATTAAACTTATTTTTGAGTTTAAAACTGCCGTTGACTTTCGTCTTACAGTGGGCACGGCGAACGTCCCTAAGTTTTATAGATTTCTTGCCTTCTTATCCTGATCAGCGCGCCATTCCTTAGATCCGCAAGGATTCTTGCAATACTTATGGCTAGGCGACTTCTTAAGAAAAACACTTCCACATTCCCGGCAACTACCTTCTTTAGGAGAATATGCTTTGATTTTCCAGTTTGAAGGTTCTTGCGGATTACTCATACTTTTTTCCTAGTGATTTCTCCATTTCCTCGATCGCTCTTTTAACTCCAGATTGAAAACCTCGATGATATCCAAAAAGATAGCCAACTGACCAGGTGATCCAACAGATGCCGAAACATGCAAAGATTCCCATGAAGATCCAAAATAATTCAATCATTATTTCTTCCTTAAACTGAACTTTTTTTGAACTTCTTCTAAAGCTTTATCTGATCCATAATCAACACCTTTCCAATAGCCATTGCAATGTCCAAATGAGTAACCACCTAAGCAACCCAAAATAAACCCAAAAATAAAAGTAATCGTTTCAATCATCTAAAAACCTTTTTATTGCTTTATAAAGAAAAAAGGCAAAGGCCCAGACAAAAATAAAAACTATAAGCTGTACATCTGTCATTTGAATGTTAATCATCAGGCCTGCATATGAAGCGTTCAATAATTTCCAAGCGGCGTCCTATATCATCTACGTTACGAGCTAATTGTCCATGTCGGGCGAATAGTGCCTTACGAACCCTATGTAAAGATTCGTCCATGCGCATAAGCTTATGTTGCGTAATCATATTGTCTTCATCGCGAAAAAACTCAAGCTGGTATACTTCAGCAGTCATCAGACGCCTCCAAGAAGCCTTCGATAAGCTCTATGATAGTAGCTCCTTTCTTAATCTTCTTACGCTTGCATAAACAACTAAAATCTATATCTAATTCTACAGGCATTTTCACGCTCATAAATCGATAATCTTTATCTATCGCAAATTTCCCTTGTTTCATATGCCTCTTTATGGTATAGTTATTTCACTTTTAGCAAATATAACTAATATTAGTCAACGAGGAATTTATGATGACCCTTATGGATATGTTTAAACCGAAAGAAAAAGATAAAGAAATTTACGAATTTCTATGCAAAGATGAATGTGATGAAATTGTTTTTGCCTGGTTCGTTTACGATGCTTATTATGGCTTCAATTGTTTCAGGTATGATCGACCACAAGATCGTAAGACTGAACCCGAATTCATGCAATGGTTTAAGAATAAATCTGAAGCTATTGAATATTGTGTAGACCAAGCACGTGCAGAAAAGATGGCGAAAGGATACTAATTCATGTCAGCATCTCCAGTTAGATCAGTAGCTCAAAGCCCTGTGCCACGCGCATGGGCACAATCCGCACCTTTACCTTCGATTAAAGAGAAACCGGTCTGTGACAGATGCCACATGGCGATTATTGAGGAGATTATTAAGCTCAAGTTCAATGGCACTAACTTTGACTTTTGTTCTCGAACTTGTCTCAAGATTTGGATCTTTAAAGTTATTAAATGATTTGCCATCCCTAGGCTTTAAATTGGGCGTCAAGCGATTCGATAATCAAATGAGAATGCTACTAGTTCCGCATTCAGTATAAGCAAGGGAGCCTCATTAAAACTTGCAGCAGGATGCATCAAATGCTTTATAAATTGATGTAGGGGCCAGCACCTTCTTAGCGGTAAAGCTGGCGTTTTTGTATTAATGCATTGGTTGCAATTAAGACTTAAAACTTATGGTTCGAGTCCATTCGCCCTATGAAAATAGGGTTTCGGGTGAAAGTATCAGGTTCGAATCCTGATTAATACGTTGGCCCTATAGTTTAATGGGTAGAACAAAAGCTTTTCAAGCTTTGAGAGTGAGGTTCAATTTCTCCTAGGGTCACAATTTATTGAGGAGAGTAGCATGGCTGTAGCCTTAAAAAGCGTAAATCTAACCCGGAAATCCTCAATATTTTTAACTTATGGGTTGGCAATCTTTACCATGGACGTAAGATCCTAATCTTGCCCGCATCTGGCGTGTCTGCGTTAAAAGAACGCCGTTTTTTATTTGAGGACATATGGATAAAAGTGATCTAAATGATTTAAAAATGATTGCATGTATTATTGTTTTATCTCTATCAACCATCTTTGCGATTGTTTTAGGCGTCTGCCTTCTTAAATATTGGTTTCCACAATGAAATTTCAATCACCAGGCTTCATAGGTCGGTTTAGATGAATGATAAAGAAAAGAAATGTTCATATTGCGGAAATTATGATTGTAAAATCTATTGGCATCGACTTCATGCGCGATTAATTTGGAATGAAAGAAAATGAATGATGAACTAAAACCTTGTCCATTTTGCGGTAGTGATAAAATTAGAGAATCTAAAGATTTTAAAATCACAAAAAATGAAGAATTAAGAATTATAACGACCTGTGTTAAATGTACATATTGCGGGTGCAACGGCCCAACAATTGCTTATGTAGAAGATACTATTTTAGCTTGGAATAAGAGATAATGAAAATTGACCCACAACTACTAGAAAAAGCCAAAGAAGACTTCCTGCGCAAAGGCAAAATCACAGTGCCTTGGATGCAGTCTAAGTACAAAATAGGCTACGCGCTCGCAATGGCTATTCTGGAGGCTTTATGACGTGGATTAAATGCTCTGCAAGGTTACCTGAAATTGATGATGATTATCTAACATACATAATGGATAATGGTTGTTCTTATAGAATGGAAGTTCAGCGTTTTTATGTAAAAGAAAGAATTTTAGAAGGAACGTATCTCGATTCGAAAACACATTGGGAATTGACTAGCATTGATGATAATATTTGCCTTTACTGGATGCCTCTACCAAATCCACCAAATGAAGAATTCGAAAGAAAAGGCGCTCAACAAAATATTGATCCTGAATATGTCAAAATGGTTGGCGGTATTTCTAAAGATTCGCTTGGTAAGGAGGATTTATGATTATGGAATGGATCAAATGCTCGGATAAATTGCCGGAAAAATCAGGGCGCTATTTTGTTTATGTCGAATCTCTTGATAAAGATAAATCGATTCATACAGATTCTAGGAGATATCCTTACCCAACAAATTCGGTAAATATCGCCTACTTTTCTAAGCATTTGCAACCATGGGCTTATTCTGATATGCAATGCGAATCTTTTTATCATAAACCTATTTATTGGGCTGAAATTGAAAATCCTGATAATAATTCTTTGGATTAAAATAAACGCATATTTTTACAACATAATGAAGATAATCAGACGTTAAGGACATCATGATCGACGAAGAAATTTTAAAGGCGACTGAAAAGCTTATAAATACTCAAAAACAAATACAACAACAAATTATGGATCAAGGCTTTTCTCACAAAGATAGGGATTATAGCATCGGATATATTCAAGGCGTTGAAGATGTTTTAAATATTCTGCATAATCTCAACCGAGATAAATTCCCTAGGTTTTAATGATTATCAGACGTTGCACAACATAGGCTTTGAATGAACATCCCAAATAGCCAGAAAATAGCCCTAAAGATCAAAGAAATCATCAACGGCCAAGATATCGAAGATGTTAAAGTCGCCCTCATGGGCATTTGGAACTTAATTCACGATCCGGCAGCTTTGGAGAAAGAATAATATTTGACCCAAATTCCACAAATCCAATAGAGTAAAACTGAAAACCTCCTGGTTTTTATTTTCTCATATAAAGTTTCTCGATGTTTAAGTTACCCCGCAGCAATCGTGCTGACGGGGTTTTTTGTTTTTACTTCAAATTAAATCTAACTTGTTATACGGTAAGTCCATACTAACTAATATTTTAGGTAATAATGGCAAGACCTTCTATTGAAATAAATTGGAATGTGGTTGATGAATTTTTAGAAGCCGGATGCACTGGTGTCGAAATTGCTTCTCATTATGGAATAGCTCCAGATACTTTTTATGAAAGAATTAGAGATGAATACGGGATAGGTTTTGCCCACGTTCAAGCCTCTAAAAGAGCTACTGGAGATGCAAAAATTAAAACTGCTCAATTCCGTAAAGCTGCAAATGACAGCGATAACACCATGCTAATATGGCTAGGAAAGACTCGGCTCAAACAAACTGAAATTCCTATGGATGTTGCGCCTTTACAAGATGGCATAGACTATGTTTCTGAGATTGCACGTTTACAGGCACGTTTAGCACTACTTGAGGCTCCTATTAATGCTAATGAGTAACAAACAGGCTATAAGCTTTGTTCAAGCAACTCATCGTTTTAACATTTGGGTAGGGGCTGTTAGATCGGGTAAGACCTATTCTAGTATGCGCGCTTTCATTGACTTTCTTCATCATGGACCTCCTGGTGATGCTATGATCATTGGAGTTAATCGGAGTACTATTCAGCGCAATGTTCTTACTACCATGTATAAGCTTCTTGGCTTTCCTTGCCCTTCTCCTATGTGCAATAAAACTACCTTATATGGCCGTGATCTTTATTTCGTTGGCGCTCCTGACGTTTCTGCTGTCACTACTATACAAGGATCAACTTTAGCAATGGCTTATGTGGATGAAGCTACATGCATTCCAGAAGTATTCTGGAAGATGCTTGAGACTCGTTTATCGGTTCCGGGAGCACGCTTATATGCTACATGCAACCCAGAAGGGCCTGCACATTGGCTTAAAAAGGAATATCTCGATCGTTCCCATATTCACGATCTTATATCATGGCAATTCAATCTAGATGACAACCCTATACTTGATGAAGCGTATAAAAAAGCAGTCAAGAACTCATTCACTGGCATGTTTTACAAGCGATATATCCTTGGAGAATGGGCTTTAGCACACGGAGCAATATATGATAATTACGACGAGAATAACGAATATATTAATCCGGGATCGAATCCAAACTATTATATCGTTGGAATCGACTATGGGACGACCAATGCCACTGCTGCCGTCTTATGTGCAATCTCTCCAAATAACTATCCACAGGTGCGCGTGGAAGCAGAGTATTACTACGACTCAGCAAAGATTGGGTGTTCAAAAACTGATGCAGAGCTTGTTAGGGATATTAAGGAATTTATCGGTCATAAGAATGTATCAGCTGTATATATTGATCCCGCAGCAGCTAGTCTTAAAATTGCTCTTCGCCAAGAAGAATTACCGGTCATAGATGCAAACAACGATGTCTTATTAGGTATTAAGATTTGCACTAAATTCATTGCAGGAAAAAATATAGTTATACATAAAGGGTGTAGAGTTCTTCGCGATCATATCCAATCCTATTCGTGGGACCCTAAAGCTGCTGATAGAGGCGAGGATAAGCCTATTAAGAAGAACGATCACGTCCTCGACGCTTTAAGATACGCAATATGTACCGCATTCCCACAGGGCGAGTTTAATCACCCCGATGAGAATCTAACAGTAGAACAACTCAAACGTAAGATTTACGGCGATGATGGTTACGGTTACATGAATCCTAATCAAGCAGGCGGATATTTCTAATGAATCAAGAATTTGTTCCTGAATTTCTAAGTTTAAAAATCATAGCTCTTCTTGATAAATGCAAATGTAAAGACTGCCAAAATGAAAAAGAGAAAAGAGAAGAAAAGCTTTTACAAAACCATTCTTCTCAACAGAAAGATATTTCTAATTTTAAATAATACAATATCCTGATATAAGAATTTATTTATCAGTGAGGTATATTTTGGGTAGCTACGAACAGGGCAATTATTCGCTTGGATATATCGATCCCACGGATACGCAAGTCAAAGACCTCAAGCAAATGCAGGACTGGTTTTACCAGAGTAATTATACTGGCAATTCTGCTTTATGGATTCAAGGTGCAGTTGATCTTCGTTTCAAAGTAGGTGACCAAAACCTTTATAATATGGTATTTGGCAATTCTAGTTCTGGACAAAACTACCAAAAATTCTTCTTAAATCTTATTAGACGCCATACGAATATGATTTGTGGCTTCCAGCGGAAGAATCGCAAGTCTACTATTACTATCCCAATTCAGGAGAATGATGACCAGCTTGCCGACGATTATAATAAAGTCATGCGTTGGTGTGATGATAGGGACGGATTCCAGGAATATCTTAGTCAAAGTTTTGAAGGGGCAGTATCCACAGGGGAAAACCTTTTGCATATGTATCCGGACTATACACTCGATCCTATTTCAGGCGATCTTTTCACAGACCAAGTGTCATACAATAATTACTTGATAGATATGAACTATCGCAAGCAGGATTTAACCGACTGCGACGGGATCTGGCGAAGACGTTGGGTTAGCAAACAGGGCGCCAAGGCACTTCTTCCTGGCATGGACAAAGAAATAGACAAGATAAAGCCTTCTGCTATGAAGGATGGCCGTTTCCCTCTACAGGCTGAATTGCAGTTCGTTGCCACTAGCAACAAATTTACGTATGACGAGTTCTATTATCGCGCATCACGTGAAGCTAAGATTATTCTAGATCCTTATACTGGCGAAGCTGTCGAATGGGAAGAGGACGAGAGCGCAGGCGATGATGAATTCGAGCAAGTAATGGCTCAGCAGCCTTGGTTGCAAGTTAAGAAAGTTCAAGTTCCTACTGTTAAGCTTATCATTAGCCTTGGTTCTCATATCGTTTATCATGGCAAGAATCTATTAGGAATAGATCAATATCCATTTGTGCCTTCTCTATGTTATCATGAGCCCGATATTCAAGCATACCCACTTCGTAAGATGGGTGTAGTAAGGAATTTGAGAGATCCTCAATTCCTTTATAATATGCGCAAGCAAATTGAATTAAATATTTTACAAAGTCAAATAAATTCTGGATGGATCTATCCTGTTGATGCTGTGACAGATCCGAAGTGTTTTCGTCAGACTGGCGAAGGATTTCTTGTACCATTAAAAGCAGGACATTTGCCTAATGAAATTCAAAGAATTGAAGCGGCAGCTATTCCTCAATCTCTACTTGAGCTTTCAGCTAGCTTATCAGAAGATATTACAAAGATTTCGGGGGTAAATGAAGAGCTTTTGGGAGCGGCGACAGATGACAAATCTGGTATATTATCAATGTTACGACAAGGCGCAGGTCTTACAACTTTACAAACAATTTTCGACAAGCTCGACTATACACAACGATTATATGGTAAAATACGGTTACAAGCAATCCGAAAGAATTTCTCGAAAGGTAAAATCCGCAACATTCTTGGTCACGATGCAGATCCGCGATTCTTCACGAGCCATAGCCAGAAATATGGAATCGCTGTCGAGGAAGGTAATTATAGCGCATCTCAAAGGCAAATGGAACTCCAACAATTGCTCAACTTTAAAGAATTGGGGATGTCAATCGCTGACAAATCCATACTTAGAGCAGCGTTTATTACGAATAAGAAGCAAGTCATGGCTGATATGGAAGAAGTCAATCAGCAGCAACAGCAACAGCAGCAAGCCCAACAACAGTTAGATCAACAGAAGTTACAAGGTACTCTCCTTACTCAGCAATCTAAAGCCATGCTTGACCAAGCTAAAGTTCAAGAGACATTTGCTAAAATTGAAGACCTACATGCTGGAGCTGAGCATAAAAACACAGAAAGTGATTTAAATCTTGTCAAAATTATGCTTGAATTAGAAGATATGCAATTTATGCAATTTAAGAATGCTTTCGATATGGCGCAGGCTGTTAAGATGGCAAATCAACCAGAACCAGCCCTAGCCGGCTAAGGAGTCTATCATGGCACATAGCAAAGAAGCTCATGCAAAGAAATCTGCAATGCCTCAATTCAACGAAGGTCATTGGGAAAAGAAACCAGCATCTATCGAAGTAGGCGGCGGTCGTTACGCTTCTGAAATGGATACAATGGAAGAATATAAGAAGTCTGAAGACGCTCTTGCATCTTACGCTAGAAAGCATCGCGCTCAACATTAATTTATAGACAGGTGGATCGCAAATAAGTCTTTAAAATAAGTCCACCATTTTTAAGGAATAAATTATGAAAAAAAGACATCACGCTCCTGATTATGCAAAAGATAAAACCGCTGACGTAATCCCTAAAGGTTGGGGTTCAGCCGTGCCTAATGAACATTGGCAAATCAATAAGAATTTGACGCCTGATGGTCGATGCGATGCTAAGACTGCATTTGATCCGACCAAAGGTAAAGATAGACCTACAATGCATGTTAAAACTAATGAGTGCGACCATTGACTGAAAAAAGAAAAACAGCCGGAGAGCTATCACAATCAGCCCAGAAAGACCAAACGGATTATAATTGCTTGGAATTGGGTCATGCAATAGCAGATACTATTACCGAAAAGCTTCGTGAATGTCGTACGAAATATAACCCCATATTTGATGAAGATGAATATTGCATTGTTAGACAACAAGCAACAGACTGCCTCATTAAGACAGTAAAAAGGACAAAGTATTATGGATGGCTCTATCTACCCAGTCCAAGACCAGATCAGACTGTTTTCTTGTATAATAAGGGGCTGGATCAGTTCACCAAGCGTTTATGGTCCCTTCCTTCAGCTGCCCGCATGGCACAACTTGCTTCAACATCTACTTTCGTTCCTAAAGAATATCAGCAAATGCAAGCTTGGTCTGTAGCGTTCTTTAAAGGTACATTTTGGGAATACATCCGACACCAACATGGCATTGATATGCTTTCCGAACATGAATTCTTTCTAGCCAATCGCGAGGAACTGATTAAGGCGGGATGTAAGGTGCCGGATTCTACTTTCTCCGAGCCCTTCGATTTCGACAAAGTCGCGATCGAGAAGATCGTAGACACGAAGACAGCCATGGGAGAGTAAAATCTTTTGAGTAGCACTATCCAAGCAAAGAACTTCTATAGGTACGTCAGAAGACATATATTTCATGGTTTTTTGATAATTATTCAGAGATTCAACAAGTTTTTTGTTAATTTCTATCATAGATTCTTCAGTTAACTTTTTTTCAACCACAGGAACCCTCATGAGTGATGTAATAGCCGAAGTTAAACTAGCAGAAAATACTTTACAACAGAATGTTGAGAATCAACCAGTTCAACAATTAAGCCAGCAATCTCAAGTTTCGAGTGCTGAACCTGAGACAGAAAAAGAGATAAATTGGAAAAAGTTCAAAGAAGCTAGGCAGAAAGAACGAGATGAAGCCTTGAAGATGGCAGAGCGTGCAAGAGAAAAAGAAGCTGAAACTGAGGCTTTAAAAGCAGCCTTAGCCGCTGTCGTCAATAAGCCCTATAACTATCAAAACAATAATCAAAATGACGATCAAGAGGAATCAGAAGATCAGCGTATCGATAGAATTGTTGCAGACCGTATGGCTAAACGAGAGACAGAGGCTTTAAAGCAAAGACAAGAACAAGAACTAGCTTCTTACCCTCAACGTCTAAAGCAAACTCACTCAGATTTCGATCAAGTTTGCTCCGCTGGAAACTTAGACTACCTTGAATACCACCATCCAGAGCTTGCGAAATCTCTAGGATCTCAACAGCAAAGTTTCGAGAAATGGAATGACATATATAATGCAATCAAAAGGTATGTACCTAATATGGATACACGCAAAGACCAAGCTAAGGCCCAAAACAACCTCGCCAAGCCGCAATCTCTCTCAACTCCTGGTGTAACTAGCGGAGGCAACGCAATGCCGGCTGCAAGGCTCGATGAACAGCGTAAGGCAGACAATTGGGCGCGAATGCAGAAAGCGATAAAGGGTATAAGTTGACAATTAATATTACTTATGTTACTATTTGTTTATAAAACATAAGGATTTGTTATGAGTACTTCAAATAAAATTTTATCTTTATTATGTATTTTTCTTTTTATTTCAACTGTTGTTGAGATCCAAGAATGTAAAAAATGGGAAGATTCATTTTGGTACATGGATAAATTATGTCGTCAAAATGATAAATCATTGCAGAAATATCATGATAAATATCGCAGGGAATTTTAGCATGTAAAGCCGCTTTACATAACAAGTCTTTGCAATAAATCCAGACAAATTGTAATTTGAATTAGAGTTCGCGAATCTTTAAAATCGCATCTTAGAGCTTTTATTTTCAGGTTGCTCCCTGAAGGCTAATATCGTTCACCGTGCCACGTGGACATGATTATTAACTTTCATGGAGACAATCATGTCATTCCCTACAGGTATCACAAATATTAACAACATGGCTCCAGAGCTTCCAGTCCAAGCGGCGGAAGACCTGTTGAGCACGCCTATGTTCAACCTAATTCACTCATTTGGGGTTGATCTACACCATGCCGAATCATATATCGGTAAAACTACTCGTATGTCGAGATTTGAGCGTCTAAATACAGATGGCGGACAGCTTGACGGTTCAGGAATCGATCCCGCCAGCGAAGTTCCAGTGCGTTCCGACATCGACGCTACAATGGAAATCTATGCTAAATCCATTGTTACAAACGAACAAGTCATCTTGTGGGAAAATAGCAAGACTCTTACTAAGTTCACAGCTCTTTTGGGTCAGTGGCTTCGTGAGAAAGAAGACTTGCTCATGCGTGACCTTTTCGCTTCTAGCGTATCTTATATCAATGCTACAGGTGGCTTGAATGGTGATCAGCCAAGTTCCATTTCTTTGGGCGATGTGAACAACATTGAAACTCTACTTCTTGGAAATGATGCTCGCTCTATGCTTACAAGCCTAGAAGCTACGCTGAAGTTCGCGACAGGTGGTGTTCGTGATGCGTTTATTGCTCTATGTTCAACAAATCTTACTCGCGATCTTCAAAACGTTCAGGGTGTATTGCTGAAATCAGCATACCCAACTCAAGAAGGTATCAGACCAGAAGAATATTGCAGCATTAGCCGCTTTAGATTCTTCGTGTCTAGCAAAGGCGCAAAGATTCCTGGTGCTTCATTACTTGGTAACACAGTTTATACTATTCCTATGTATGGTCTAGAAGCAGCTGCCAAGATCGAGCAGAATAACTACACAGCCGTCATTGGCTACCGTCCTCCATGGGTTGTATCTTCAGTAGCCCAAAACAGCCAGCTTTACGCCAAGTTTGCTATCGCGCGTGCGATTACAAATCAAAACTGGATCTCTGGTTTGAACGTAACTACATTCCAACCTTCATAAGGAGTACCTCATGTTTACTATTTTAACAGGTGGATCTTTCACCTCTACAGGCGCAGGAATTAAAATTCCAGTTCCTAGTTCAGCAGATTATTTTGTTACAACTAATATTACTCAATTGCCTTTGGCTCCGGCTACAGGTGTTGTAATCCGTGCTGAATGGTACGGTCCAAAATTTGGTTTAGGCCAAACAGCGGCAAATGATGGTATTCGTTGGAAAAAAGAAAACTCATTGAATCGTCTTTTGATAGATACTTTTGCAACTTCAACAGCTTCTAACGGATTTACTTATGTAACTGCTAGTCCAATTGTTGAAGCACAAGCAGCATCTGCAATTACAGCGATTTCTGCAGCTAATCCTGCTGTTGTAAGTCAGACAAATACATATTCCAATGGGGATGTTGTTAGAATTTATGGAACCACTGGTGATTTGACAATTGCTGGTATGGATTTCCAAATTTCTTCAGCATCTGGAAGCGGTTATACTCTTCTAGGATTGGCTAACGTTGCAGGTAATGGTTTAGCTGCAGCTACCGCTGGTTTTACTAGACGTATCTCTCAGTTTAATGCAGTAGATCCAGAGTTTTTGTATATTACAAATATTTCTAATGCTACTCAGGCAGTTGTTTCATTGTCAGTTGATCCGGTCAATTACTATTCAGTTGGTATGTTGCTTCATTTTAGCGTTCCAGGTTCTTTCGGAATGACTCAAATTAACCAAATGACAGGTAAGATTCTTGCCGTTGATGGTGTTGGAGCTTCTTCAAATGTTGGCGCGTATAACGTGACTGTAGATATCGACACAAGCGCATTTAGTGCGTTTGCATTCCCTTTGACTACAGCAAGTCCTACAGCACAACTGTTTGCAACTGTTGCTCCTGCTGGTGCACGTACCCAGTTTAATCCTGTAACAGGCGTTCAAACTGGTTATGACTTCCAGAAGCAGCCATTTAGAACTGGTCAATTCACTCCTTACATGTTCTTATCCGGTGGCGCTCAGTCACCTGCTGGAGCTAATTTGGATCAAATTAACTGGACTGCATACAAGTTAGAAAACTAGAAATAGTTAAGGGTGGGGACAATTTGTCCTTACCCTTTATTTTAAGGGTAAAATGCCAAACGCCAATGCATATTTAGTAGGTACGATCCAAATACCATCATCACTGCTGATTACTTCCATTACAAACGCCTATCCTATGGTCGTAACAGTTTCAGTTGATGTATACACTGCGTCGAATACTTATATCGTTGGTCAGCTTGTAAAGATAGTTGTTCCCAATCCTTATCGAATGATCCAAGCAGATGGTCTTATTGGCCAAATATTAGCCATAAATGGCTTACAATTTAATTTAGATATAGATTCCAGGCAGTTTGATGCTTTTGTTATTCCAAGCGGTAATGTCGAACAGCCATCTAGTTTATCCCCGGCAGGGTCAAGAAATTTGCAATACTCAAACCAAACCAATCAAGTGGCTTTCCAGTCTCTTGACAACAGAGGAAACTAATATATGGCTCAAGCAGTAATTATGTGCACAGCAAGCGGAGAACAACATGGGTTAATCAACACCCTAACTAACAGCGTTCCTTTTGATGACTTCAAAGCAATGAAGCCAGAGAACAAAGAAACATGCAGAAAAATGAAAATCGATGACGCAAAGAAAGTTAAAGTTAAATATCTGAACACTCGCGGTAAACATGAAAGACTTGATAAACCATATTGCAAATATGCTGGTGACCCTATTTTACAATATCATCTCATTCCTGGATACGAGTATGAATTGCCTATGGGAATGGTTAAAGAAGTTAATGCGGTAAAGATGCCTAGACGAAGCGGACTTCAAACTATCGATGGTGCGCCATTAAATAAAGACGAATCACCTCTTGATAAAGATCAGGAAGGCGAACAACTTCATATGCTTGTACCAGCTGCATTCGCTTAAGGATAATATATGACATTAGTGCAATCAGATTCAACGTATGCTCAGATAGAAAGAATAGTTAGAAGGCTTACGGCCTCTGCAAGTGAAACTGCTTTGCCTAGTGTCATAATTCAAGAAACAGTCAATGACATTTATAACAATGATTTTCCATATGCGATAAAAATTGATCAAATGAGAAGCGTTTATACGTTTTTCACTCAACCTAATGTGGATCGATATCCTATTGATGTAAATCTTAACCAAGGTTTACGCGCTCCGATGTATGTAGAAGGTATTCAAGGAACGTTTACAAAAGATAGGCAGCAATTCTACCAAGTATGGCCTCGTTTCCCTACTATTTCCCATCCCATTAATGGAGATGGTGTAACCACTTCATTTTCTTTTAATGTTCCAGGTCCATTTTTAAGTAAAGAAGTGGTTATTGGTGGAGTTGCGGTAGGAGGAAATCCCATAAGTATTAATGACGATGGACAAGGAAATTTAGTTCTGAAAGTTCCTAATGCTGTTAATTCTGTTCCAGCACTCAATTCTAATCCTGCAATTCCAGGTATGTATAATCAGAATTTAGGAAATCCCGGATTAATCCAACCTACAGTTATTGGAACTGTTGATTATGTTCTAGGAAATATGGTTATTGTATTTCCTCCAGGATTTGTTCCTGCTGCTGGAACGCAAATGACTTGTTGGGTGAGTCAGTATCAAACGGGAAGACCATATAGTCTTCTTTTCTGGAATAATGAATTGACAATACGTCCTGTTCCAAAGCTTATTCATAAAATCGAAATTGAAACTTATCTTACGCCTGTTCAATTCTTATCTACAACAGACAGTCCTATATTGAACCAATGGGCAAAGCTTATTGCTTATCTTACTGCTCAAGAGATACTGCGTCAGAGACAAGATATGCAAGGCGTGGCCAATCTTGAAGAAGGTCGCATGAGACAAGAAGGTTTAGCTTTGGAGAGGCAAAGTGTCGAGGAATTGTTTCAGCCTAATATTACTATTTTCAATAGTGCAGCATCATCTATAGGTTACGGTGGTGGAATTTCTGGTTCAGCTGGTTGGTGGTAATGACAGGATATTCACCTTTATATATTTCAGGAAATACTACCGGATTAGTGCAACAACGCGAAGATTTCATTTTGCCTAATGACGCTTACCCCGTTTTGGAAAATGCTTATATTTGGCGTGAGCGTATTAAAAGAAAGAAAGCTTTTCAGATTCTAGGAAGACTTCAACGAAATATTACTGCTTCAGGGTTAACAATAGCCGAGTCTACAAGCACATTTAATTTATTTACTACATCTTCTATAACCGAAGTAAATGCAGCTTTAGCTCCTGGAACTGTAAAATTTTCTGCCACTGGAACTGATGCCTATTCATTTGTAGATAATGGATCTGGTGGCTTTACTGTTTCAGGGAAGGCGGTTGCTTTAGGTTCTTCAGTTAATTACGCTACAGGATCAGTTACATTAAATTGGACTGGTGTTTTAAATGGAGGCCAACCAGCAACTTTTTCATTCGGCTATTATCCCAACCTTCCAGTCATGGGAATTCGAACACGAGAACTACAAAATTCCACAGACGATCAAACAGTTTTCTTTGATAAAGTTTATGCTTATACCTGGGATGCTACAGTTAGTCAATTTAAGGAATTTCTTCCGGGAACTATATGGACAGGAAAGGATTTTGAATTCTTTTGGACTACAAACTATTGGGTCGATGTCAATAATATAAAAATATTCTGGGAAACTAACTTTTCTAGTTCTGGAGATCCCATACGATATACGAATGGTCAGCCTAATACCAATTGGGCTAATTTCACGCCTATCATCAATTCCAACGGAGACATTCTTAGACAAGCTTTAGCTATTTTGCCTTTCCGAGGCCGATTAACCGCTTTTAATACAATAGAAACTGATGGCCCCCATAGTAATAGAATACGATGGGCTGCTATTGGCACGCCTTTTACAGTTAATGCAGGTGCTGGTTTTCCGGTGGTAAATGTAAATCCTAACGCTTGGAAAGACGATATCCGCGGTCAAGGTGGTTTTCTTGATATACCTACTTCAGAAGATATTGTTAGCGTTGGCTTTGTTAGGGATAACCTGGTTATTTATTGCGAGCGTAGTACTTGGCAGCTTCGTTATACTGGTAGGACTATCGCACCTTTCCAGATTGAAAAGGTAAATAGTGAATTAGGCGTCGAAAGTACATTTAGTTCAGTCCAATTTGACACAAGCCTTGTAGGAATAGGTGACAAAGGTATTGTGGAATGCGATAGCTATAAGAGCGAAAGAATAGATATTAAAATTCCTGATTTCGTTTTTGGTCTTTCTGATTTGAATAATGCGACATCAAGAATTCAAGGAATCAGAGATTTCGAGCAAAGACTTGCTTACTGGACTTGTGTTTCTGATATTACCCAAAGAACATATCCCGACACTAGATTAGTATATAATTATGAAAATGATTCATGGGCAACGTTTTCAGATTCTTTGACGGCGCTAGGAACTTTTCAATTACCTTCAAATCGTACTTGGTTAAATACAAATGTTGCATGGAAAGATGCGCCTTTTTCATGGATTTCATTTGCAGCTGGATCTCCTTCAATTGTTGGAGGAAATCAGCAAGGATTCATTGAATATCTTGATCAACTAAACACAAATGATCCTAGCCTTTATATATCAGCTATCACAGTTAGTGCAACGAATCAAACCCTATTGACAAGTCCTTCTCATAATCTAATAACTGGTCAGATTATCCAAGTTTCAGGAATTCCAACTGGAACTCCAAATGATAATTTAAATGGCGGTATATTTTATGTTGAAGCTCCAACGCCTAATACACTTTTGCTTTTTGTGTTTGATATAACAAATCAAGAATTTTCTATTCCTCAACAGGGCTCCATCTCTGGCTATATTGGAGGAGGTGTTATTTCTGTTAGAGATAATTTCACAATACAAAGCAAGAAGTTTAATTTTCTTGAACAAGGCGAAAGTGTCCAGGTTGGATATTTAGATATTCTTATGGACTCTATAGACAAAGGTGCCATGTCCCTCAATGTTTACATGGATTATAACACTGAATCA